GCTCACAGGGCCCCACTCAACATGCTCCAGCCCTGTAGCTGGCGATTCCTCCTGGCGTTGGCCAGCGTCCGCCACAAGGTGCCTCAAAAGAGGATGCTCAGCCGCGAGCGCAAGCAGGACGTCGTGGATGCCAGGGATGAGGCCATGGCTCTGGTCTACCAGCACACGCGGGCAAGCATGCCGCAGGTCGGGCGTCTTTTCGATCGGGATCACACCACGGTTCTGCACAGCCTCAGGAAGCGGGCGGCGACGGCAAAGCTTGTGGACCTGACGGCAGGGCACTCCCCTAAGGGGCCAGATCGACCCTTGAAGCCAGTAGAAATGGCCTGGGAGGCCCGAGCGTCGCGCTCAGCAGAGATCCGCGACATCATCAAGGTAGAGTACGCAAAGGCCACGCCGCTGCGCACTATCGCCGAATTGGCGGGGATAACGCATGGCTCGGTGAAGGTGATTGCCCATGAACTAGGCCTAATTCATCCGCGCGGCTGGCGGGCCATCAACCTTGTCCCGTCTCACAAGCAGGCAGAGTACCGCGAGCTCACCGCGAAGAAGCTGTTGGCGGCTGATGCTCTGGCTATCCTGAAAAGGGGGCTCGACGCATGAGCCATGAAGCCACCAATTGGGGATGCTACCATGGCTGAACCTCGCTTCTCCATTATCCCGGCAGATGCAGTGCTCGATAAGCGGATAGAGCCGCGTGACCTGCAGATCCTCTGCGTGTTCGGGAAGCATACGGATAAGCGCGGGTGGTGCCGCCGTTCGCAGGTCGTCATGGCTCGCGAGATCGGTTGTGCGCGTTCCACTGTCCAGGCGTCGATTGACCGCCTGGTTGATGCCGGCTGGCTGGAAAAGCGGCCGGTGACTGAGGTCCACAAGAAGGGCGTAAGGGGCTCGGCACACGAATATCGCGTAGTGCTCGATGTTCCCGACCCGGTACTAGATGTTGTGGTTACCCCTGCCGACAGGTCGGCACCCCCTGCCGCTCCTGTATCGGCACCCCCTGCCGACCCAAGGATCGGCACCTATGTTAACGCCCCCCTTTCAACGAACCCCTCTCTAACGAGGGGCGAGCGAGCGGCTTTCGACTACGTCTGGGATGCTTTCCCAAAACGTCCGATGACAAATCGAAGCGAGGCGCAGCGTGCATTCTCGAAGCTTGAGGATGACGAAACGCACCGGGTTCTGATCGCCGCCAAGCGGTTCCACCAGTGGCATATCGAGGACAGCGAAGCCCGCGGCGTTGACCCGGCGCAGCAGCTCGAATTCAGGCCAGGGCTGGGGAAGTGGATTCGCACCGGTGCTTGGGTTGGCGCGCTGCACATCAGCCTCAAGGCCGATCCGGTGCCTCCGGCAGCCAATGGCCTGGTCGTGCTCAAGCCCGATCATCCGGACTTTGTTGCCGTCCAGAAAATGCGCGGGCGCCCGGTCATCGTTGGCAAGTCCGGCACATCCACATTCCGAATTGAAGAAATTGAACAGGCAAGGGCAGCGAAGTGACCAAGATCACGAACAGCCAGTTTTCGATGCAGGCGGCATTCTTGGCGTCTAACGCGGCGAAATGGGCTGCCGATGCCCTGACCCTGCCGGAAGACGCGAACAAGCCGATGCTCGATTGGCCGCTCGAGTGGTTCCTTGAGGACATGCGCGGCCGCCTCGACAGGATCGAGGCATGGGCAAAAGAGCCAGCAGAAAACACCGAACAGGCAAGGGCAGGGGCCCAGCCAGAGAAGAGGGAAGGAGCAGGGCGATGATCAATCTCATCCGCAGCTGGCTCAGGCGCAGGCGTCAACAAAAGGCGCTTCGTGACATGCCAGAGCGGCAATTCGTCAACACAGCGGAAGCTTGGGAGGCCCGGAAGGTCATCCCCGGCGAAACCAGAGAACAGGCGCGAGCACGTCTCGCAAAATACAGGCGCACCGATGGCTGAGACCCCTTACGAAACCCACAACCGCCTCGCCACTGAGTTTGTGATGATGGCTGGGAGGCAGACTGAGAACCAAGACCAGCTGATGGTCGTGGTCGAGAGCACGCTGCTGGCATCGATGAGCCTTCTGGTGCGTGTCCACGGCGTTAAGCCCGCACACGCATCGACCTACATGGAAACGGCCTTGCAAGCCGCGACAGAACGTTTTGCGTCGAATGGTGGCCAGTGATGGAGATCGGGCGCATTCAAGGCTGCACACGCGTGCTCGGCAAGTCGCAAGGCTACTACGGCCTGCCGGTGCGGGATGAATTGCAGAATGACACCGTGACCGGTCCAGATACCCCGGTCATGGTCACCGCATGGTTCCCGACGCCGGATGAGCTGGCGGCGCTCAATGCTGGCGCCCCGGTGCATTTGAAAGTGGTTGGGACGGCTCACCCGCCCGTCATGCTGACTACCGGCGAAATCCCAGCCTAACCCTTCCTCCCAGACAAAGAGAAACCACCCATGGCAAAAGGCCGCCCACGCAAGACCAACGTTCAGCGCACCAAGTCAGGCGCTATCAGCCGCGCCAAGGGCGCATACCACGACAACGAGGATGGCATCGCGCTGCGCATGCGCGTCTTCGGTCTGACCGAGAAGGAAGCCCGCGACCAGAAGGCGGCAACGTATGTTGGGCGGCTTTGTCTCGCCGGGCATCGCAACAGCACCGACGGCATCAGCCGCGACCAATATGATGCTGCTCAGGCCTATCTTGAGGCCCACCAGAACTTCAAGCGCGCAGTGAAGTCACCCGACGCACTGGCGACGGGCAACGGCGGCGCCAGCGGCATGGAAGGCGCTGATTACGAGAACTGGTGCAAGCGCGCCGTAACGAAGTGGGAAGGCATTGAGGCCGCCATACGAGCAGAGCAGGGCTATCATGAGAACCGCGGCTCCAACATGTTCGCGGCTGTCTACCATCTGCTCGACCGCGATGAGCAGCTACCGCACATGGTGGGCGATCTGCGCTTGGCTTTAAACGCCGTAGGTCATCATCTGGGAATTATTGCGCGGCCGATCAAGGTTAAGAATGGGCTGATCAAGGCAGCCTGATTGCGAGGAAGCGCCCCGCTAAGCGCGCTTCCTCGAGTTTTCGGCAGTGAACGGGTCAATGCCGATGTGAACTTCTTTTCCCTGAGCTGTTCGAAGCACCAGCTCAGCGCTTCCGCCAATAGCCCGCATGTATCGAGCAATGGTGGAAAGCAGCATGTCATCGCCTTTTTCAGTGCGGGACACATTGCTTTGTGGGATCTCGGCGCCAGCAGCGACTTCAGACTGGGTAACACCAGCTTCTTTCCGAAGTTCTGCCATGGCCTCGCCCGCCAGGCGCCGAGTTCTCTTGTCGTCGAGGCGATCCTGCATATCCTGCGGAAGCTCCGCACGGATATCATTCCAGGATGCCGCTCCTTCTCTCATGCTCATTCATCTCCTTTAAGTCCTTGAGCTTTGAAAGGGTCAGGCGGATAGCCACCAATCAAATCTGGCGTCTGCTTTAGCAATCAACGCCCTATAAAATTTGTCGCTAGACACGCCACTCTTGTCGCCACCGCAAATGATGACGGCATTCTGTTCGGGGTCAAAAGCAAAGGCGATACGCCAGCAGCCGTCGGCTGCGTCGAGACGGATCTCTTTCATATTCTTGAATTTAGATCCGTTCAGTGTATCGACATTGGGGCGGCCCAATGTGTGTCCTTTGTCTCTGAGCAAGTCGAACACCTCGCCCAGGCCTTCCTTGACCTCATTCTCCAACGCTCTGAATTCTGCGATGAAATCTGGGTGGAAGACTACTTCATATGCATCCATGACACCTCCTGTTAGTGGAACATGTGAGGTATATATCATCGGATGCATATATCGTCAAGTGCATAAACTGCATGAGGCTTGACGTATCTTCGCAAATCACCCTAAATGCACGTAATGCGATTTTCAGACTATCGTCTGAAGGACAAGCCGCCCGGAAACGAGGCGGCTTTTTTCATGTCCGCAGATATCCCCACATCGAAAGGACTACCCCATGGCACGCTATGCGCTCCGCCTGTTCAGTATTGCCTTCGCAGCCTGTATCGCCGCCGTCACCTATGTCGGCGACGCCATCACCGATGTCCTCACCAGCCTGACCCGCATTGCCTTCGATCTCTATCAGCCGTCAGCACGCGAAACCCTCGACCTCGACCGCCTGGTCGCGCCCGTCGCAGTGCTGCCCAAGGCGCGCAGTCGCTTCCTTTCCTTCGTTGACCGCTTGCGCACCCATGCCGACTATAGCGCCGGCCACTTCGATCCGGGCCGAATGGCGGCATAGCCAGCATAGATTGATTTCGGTCGGGCGCTGCGGCGCTCGGCCTGTTCGTCCAACTTGTAAAGAACGCTTACAGGTTCGATGAGCAGGCGCTGCCCTACTTCTTTCCGGCAGCGATCTTCCGAAGCTCAGAGATTAGCGGGCTTGTAGGGGCGCTTATCTGCCAATGATCCGCTGCTGCCGCAGCGATCTTCCTCACGACTTCTTTGCGCCGCGCCAGTGTCGTCATCTCAGAGATTGCAGCAATCTGAGCCCAGCCACCATGGGCGAAGTCAGAGTTGTAGAGGATTTTGATCAGGTCTTGGAGGCGCGACCATTCGCGCTGATCCTGTTCGCGCCAATAGGTAAATGCACTGGCTGCCGATGCCGCAGCTGATGTGGCCACGGTAACTATGACCGCAGCGATAGCCGCTGCCGCTGCCCATTCCTGCGCTGACCACTCCAACAGACATCTCCCAGGTTTGAATGCCCAAGCTTACCACCCTCAAGCCCAGGCTGAGCAAGATGGCTCCGAGGCTTTCAACAGCCCGGCAGGTTCGAGACACCAAGTATAGCGCCGATGCCCAGGTGCGCAGCTGGTACAAGTCGGCAAGGTGGCAGGCGCTGCGGCTGACGGTGCTGGAGCGCGATCTCTACACATGCCGGCAGACGGGCGTGCTGCTTACCGGCAAGCACCCGGCGCCCAACAGCCCAGTGGTTGACCATGTCATCCCGCACAAGGGCGATGAGCGTCTGTTCTGGGACATCGGCAACCTGCAGTCTGTGAGCAAGGCCTACCACGATAGCGACAAGCGCAAGATGGAGCTCGGACGGTTAGCTGAACGACCAACCAAGCAGAGTAAACGCTTGAGGAAGCGCTTGGCATAGTACGGCCAATCCGGAAAGAATTGCAGCAATTGCGTTTGCTACAGCGATACGACTGTTGCGCTGGACTATGACGCTTCCATCGTCAAGGACGTACCCCAAGTCGCTGTCTCCAGTCCCCTCCGGTGGCGGCCAATTTGGGTACTTAGATTGACCGAAGAATGTCTGCGCTGACAGCCACCAGCAGGCTGCCGCTGCAAGTCCAAAGCCAACGCTTAAAAACTGCAGAACTGTCACCACCACCTTTGCCCCCTATGATGTGCGCCAACTTACCTGACTGGCCACCCGCCAAAAGGCAAGGGGGGGGAGGGTAAGAGTCTAAAAAGGTTCGCCTTTCTGGACCCACGGCGCCCTCACGCAGAGATTTTTTCCTGTCCTGTAAGTTTGCAGGTGCAAACCAAGGTGCAAACCAAACGTGGCAAAGCGTAAGCAGAACAAGGCGATAGACTGGAAAGGCATCAGGTCTGACTACGAGGCCGGTGTGATGACCGTTCGGGAAATCGCTCGCTGGTACGGTGTCAGCGACACCGCCATCCACAAGAAGGCCAAGGCCGAAGAGTGGAAGCGGAAGGAAAAGCCGCAAAGCCCATTCGAGGAAGCCCGGGCGCAGCGGACTGCGGCGCCAGCCCAGGTCGAGATTGTCCAGCCAGCATCGGTCAAGCCAGAGGCGCTGACTGATCGGGCGCGGGCGCTGAGCGGGCGCCTCATGGATGAGCTCGAAACCGTCACCAGCCATGTCGGCGAACTTGAAGACATGATTTGCCAGGAGGAGGGGGATCCTCGGCGCCGGCAGGCGCTGCTCAAGGCAATTTCTCTGGGCGAGCGCTCCAAGACGCTCAAGGATATTGCGACGACGATGAAGACGCTGAACGAAGCCTCTGCGCCGCAGGGTGTCAAGCAGCAGCGCCAGGCCGCGGCGGAGAGCGCTGCGGCGGCCGGCAACAAGTTTGCGCCGCGCGTCGGGCCTCGATTGGTGTCGAGCAATAGCTGATGAAGCACTGGACGACGGCTTGCCCAGACTGGGAGCAACGGATAGTTGATCGCCAGAGCCTCATCCCGTTTGAGCCGCTGTTTGCCGACGAGGCAGAGCATGCGCTGGAGGTGTTCAAGTCCCTGAAGGTCGTGGACCTTCCCGGGCAGCCGACCTTCGGCGAGGTCTGCGATCAGTTCGTCTTTGATTTCGTCGCGGCCATCTTCGGCGCAAACGATCCGGAGACGGGCGCGCAGCTGATCCGAGAATTCTTCCTGCTGATCAGCAAGAAGAATACGAAATCGACAATCGCTGCGGGCATCATGCTCACCGCGCTAATCATCAACTGGCGCCATAACGAGGAGCTGCTGATCCTGGCGCCGACGATCGAGGTCGCGCAGAACAGTTTCAAGCCGGCTGCGGCCATGGTCCGCGCTGAGCCAGAGCTCGAGGAACTGCTGCACGTCCAAGATCACCTGCGGACGATCACCCATCGGGTCACCAAGGCGGCGCTAAAGGTGGTGGCGGCTGATACCGACACGGTTTCGGGCAAGAAGTCGGGCCGCATCCTGATTGACGAGTTGTGGGTCTTCGGCAAGCGGCCGCATGCAGATGCGATGCTTCGCGAGGCGACCGGCGGTCTGGTGTCTCGGCCCGAGGGTTTCGTGATCTACCTGTCGACGCAGAGCGATGCTCCGCCGGCGGGTGTCTTCAAAGCAAAGCTGGATTATGCGCGCCAGGTGCGCGACGGCGAGGTCGAGGACCGGAAATTTCTGCCGGTAATCTATGAATTCCCGGGGGCTATGGTCGAGGCCAAGGCTTATCTGGACCCGGCAAATTTCTATGTGACCAATCCCAATATGGGTCGCTCGGTCAGCCAGGAGTGGATTGAAGACGAGCTGCGCAAGGAACTGGCTGGCGACCGCACAACGATCGCGACCTTCCTTGCCAAGCACCTGAATATCGAGATCGGCCTTAACCTGCGAGCAAACCGCTGGCCGGGCGCCGATCACTGGACCGACGGCGCCGACAGGGAACTGGCCGCGTTGCCTCATTTCGACGCTCTGGCCCGACTGCTTGAGCGCAGTGAGGTGGCGGTGGTCGGGATTGACGGCGGCGGTCTCGATGATCTGTTCGGGCTGAGCATCCTGGGCCGCGAACCGACTGAAATCGAAATCCAAGAGGAAATCGACGGGCAGCCGATCATGCGCAAGATGAAGCGCTGGCTGTCCTGGTCGCATGCCTGGTGCCACGTCGGCGTTCTGGAGCGCCGAAAGTCGATTGTGACACGGCTCCGCGCCATCGAGGCGAAGGGCGAACTGACGATTCTGAACAATCCGCTCGGCGATGTGGCCTCGATTATCGAGCACATTACCCGGATCAAGGACATGGGCTTGCTTGGCGGGGTGGCGGTCGACGCCTCTGGCCTGGGCGAAATGGAAGATGCCCTCGACGAGATCGGGGTGACGCAGGAAGCCGGGCTTCTGGTTGCGGCGCCTCAGGGCGGCTGGATGATGAGCAGCATCAAGGGTGCTGAGCGCCGGCTGGCATCTGGGCTGCTCAAGCATTGCGGCGGCCCGCTGATGGACTGGTGTGTGCCGAACCTGAAGATCGAGCCGACGGCCACGGGCATCCGGGCAACGAAGCAGTCCGCCGGTGACGCCAAGATCGACCCGGCAATGGCGATGTTCAATGCGGTGACGCTGATGGCGCGGAACCCTGCGGCGCAGGGTGGACCCTCAGTCTATGAATCGCGCGGATTGAGGATGATTTAGAATATGGGCATCCTCGATTTCCTTCGTCCGCAGACTGCGGCAGCGGCGCCTGCGGAGATTCGGGAGCCAGTCTTGTCGGATGAGCCGCGCGTCTCTTTGCAGACCACTGCCGGCCAAGTCTCGGCGTTCTACGACTTCGACGATCCGCGGCTGCAGGAGTTCATGCGCGCCGGCGGGATGACCGAGGCTGGCATATCGGTCAGCGTCAAGACAGCGCTCAAGAACACGACCGTCATGCGCTGTGTGTCGCTGATCTCATTCGCTATCGCATATTTGCCGCTTCACCTGCGTAGCAAAGCCACAAAGGAAAAGGCGTCAGACCATCCACTGTTTCGGCTCCTGCATCGCAAGCCCAAT